TGCTCCTGATGCTATTGCTCGTGCAAAGTATAGTGCCGAAAGAGAACGTTCTATTGGTATCGGTGCTCTTGGGTTCCATGCTTATCTACAGCGTAATGGGATTGCTTTTGAAGGAGTGATGGCCAAGGTTGCAAACAATAGAATTTTCAAACATATTAGGAGTAAATTAAATGAAGCCAACTTGGAATTGGGTGCAGAACGTGGCTCTCCTAGTGATTGTGCCGGCACCGGCTTACGCTTCGCTCATGTTATGGCTGTGGCCCCAAACGCATCAAGTTCTATTATTATGGGTAACACCAGTCCTTCTATTGAGCCATATCGTGCTAATGCTTACAGACAAGATACCTTATCAGGAGCATTCTTAAATAAAAATCGTTGGTTGGATGTAATCATCAAAGAAAAAACAAAAGATGAAGAAGAATATAATGAAATTTGGTCTTCCATTATTGCAAACGATGGTTCGGTTCAACATTTAGATATTTTAGATGAAGCAACAAAAGATGTATTTAAAACATCAATGGAGATTGACCAACGTTGGGTAATTGACTTGGCTTCTGATAGACAACAATATATCGACCAAGCACAATCGTTGAATCTATTCTTTAGACCAGATGCACATATTAAATACATTCACGCCATTCATTTCATGGCATGGAAAAAAGGACTGAAAACACTTTACTATTGCCGTTCTGAAAAGATTGGCAAGGCAGATAAAGTATCAAAGAGAATCGAAAGAGATGTTATCAAAGAGCTAGATATGACACAGATTGCTCAAGGTAATGATTGTATTGCTTGTGAGGGATAGTTGAGTAAAAAATGGACAAACAATTTAGTTATGAAATAATTGATAATTATTTACCAAATAATGTTTCTAGTGAAATAGAAAATATTATGTTGAAAAATATACTACCTTGGCTTTTTATTGGTAATAAATCAGCAGACAAAGTTTTAATGCAATGGGAAGATATTCACAATTTTCAATTTTCACATATGTTTTATGGTGATTACACAATACTTAGTAATTATTATACAAGTGTAGTTAAACCAATTGTAGAGAAACTTAATCCATTATCATTAATTAGAGTTAAAGGAAATCTCACAACAGTAACACCAGAAATTGTAAAATATGGTTGGCATACTGACATTGATAATAATTATAAACACAAGACAGCAATATATTATGTTAATACAAATAATGGAAAAACTATTTTTAAAAATGGTTTGGAAGTTGAATCTATTAAAAATAGAATAGTTATTTTTGATGGATGGATGGAACACACAGCGACATCTAGCACCGACACTAAAGCTAGATGCGTTTTAAATTTAAATTACATAGAAAGGTCGAAATGATAAAAAAAATAGAATCAAATTTATCAGAGGAACGCAATTATTTTAAGCCTTTCAATTATCCTTGGGCTTATGACGCTTGGTTGAAACATGAGCAATCTCATTGGTTACATACCGAAGTTCCTATGGCTGAAGATGTAAAAGATTGGAAGAAGAAATTAACCAAAGAAGAAAAAACATTTCTAACACAAATCTTCCGTTTCTTCACACAAGGTGATATTGATGTGGCTGGTGGTTATGTTAAGAACTATCTGCCATACTTTCCACAACCTGAAGTTCGTATGATGCTTACAGGATTCGCTGCCAGAGAGGCGTTACATATTGCAGCCTACTCACACCTGATTGAAACATTAGGTCTACCTGAAACTACTTACAATGAGTTCTTAGAGTATGAAGCCATGAGAGAGAAACACGATTATGTGATGGATATCTCTAGTAAAAATACCACAAGAGAAAATACCGCAACACACATTGCCGTGTTCTCGGCCTTTACCGAAGGTATGCAACTATTCAGCTCATTCATTATGTTGTTGAATTTTGCTCGTCACGGTAAAATGAAAGGTATGGGTCAGATTATTACATGGTCTATCGTTGATGAAACACAACACGCAGAATCCATGATTAAATTGTTTAGAACATACATAGAAGAAAATCGTGAGATTTGGAACGATGAACTAAAAGGAAAAATTTATACCATTGCTGAGAGAATGGTACAACTAGAAGATAAGTTTATCGACCTAGCATTTGGTGTAAATCAAATGGAAGGTTTATCTTCAGAAGATGTTAAGAAGTATATTCGTTATATTGCAGACCGCCGTTTAATTTCTTTAGGACTTAAAGGTGTGTTTAAAGTGAAAAAGAATCCTCTACCATGGGTAGAAGAAATGATTAACGCACCAACACATACTAATTTCTTTGAAAATAGAGCAACTGATTATGCAAAAGGAGCTTTATCGGGAAATTGGGGTGATGTGTGGGCTCATTAAGGAATTTAAATGACAAACAAATTATTATCGGGTGAATGTCTAAGTTGTGAATCAACCTATAATGTTTCTTTTATGGAAGAAATGGTATCACAAGATTTACCAGAACACTGCCCATTCTGTGGTGAAGTGATTGAAGAATTAACGGAAGATTATGTTGAAGATGATGACGATGAATTAGACATGAAGGAATGGGATTGAAAAATATTGCTGTTATTGGTGTAGGTTCTGGAGGTATACTTAGCATATGTCATATGTTAAATTATTTGCCGGCCGATGTTAAAGTGTTCTCAATATTTGATCCTAAAGTACCTTCTGTAGGAATTGGCGAAAGTACCGGACCTGTCTTTTGGGCAACCATGCAATTATGCCTTGGCGTAACATTTGATGAGATAATAAATTCTGGTGAAATTGATGCTACAAAAAAATATGGAACACTTTATAAAAATTGGAGAGAAAACGATTTTTTAAATCCTCTTTTTGGTAACGAAGAATTTGAAAGTCTGGCCATACATTTTAATACATTTAAAATAAAAGATTATACATTCAATATTATAAGAAAAAAATATCAAGAAAGATTCAAAGAAATTGAAGGTAGTGTTTTAAATATTCAAAATAAAGAAGAATGTGTTGTTTTAGATATAGACGGCACCGACCACACATTTGATTATGTTATTGACTGTAGGGGTTTCACCAAAAACTTTGATGACTATGTTGTTTTGCCTATGCCTTTAAATCATTGTCTGGTTCATAACATTTCAAGTAATGAAGGTATTGACTGGAATTACACAATACATCAAGCAACAGAGAATGGATGGATGTTTGGTGTTCCATTAACAAATAGATTGTCGTATGGTTATCTGTTTAATGATACCATAACAGAATCCATTGAAGCTAAAAAAGATTTCTCTAAAATTATTGGAGTAAATATTGATGATATGGATAAAACTGAATTCAAGTTTAATTCATATTACATAAAAAAAGTAATTGACAACCGTGTTATGAAGAATGGTAATTTAGCTTTCTTTTTAGAACCAATGTTTGCAAACTCTTTATGGATGTATGATTATATCAACAGACTAATTATTGATAGAATTAAATTTAAAGTAAACCAAGACGATTTAAATTATATTTTTCAATCAAAATCAAAACAAATACACGACATAATATGTTATAATTATCAAGGCGGTTCATTATATAATTCCGAATTTTGGAAACAAACTACGAATTATTCAAAGAAAAAAGTAGACGAAAGTTTATTTTTTTTAGAACTTAAAGAAAAATTTAAATTTATGGAAGATAATAATTGTGAGGTAGGTTTTAATTTTCCTTTTGGTCCAAAAAATTTAAAAATAATGGATAAAAACTTTGGTTACAACACTTGGTAAAATTTCCTAAATAAGAGTATCTAATATGGAAATTATACTATGGTATCTAACTGGCAATATAATGGTAAAGATTTTACGGAAGACTTGATTGGTAATAATTACGGGTTCGTGTATCAGATAACTAATCTGACGAATGGTAAAAAATACATAGGCAAGAAATTATTTTATTCTGCCAAAACCAAACAGGTCAAAGGTAAAAAGAAACGGTATAAAGCCAGTTCAAATTGGCAAACTTACTATGGAAGTAGTGACATCTTAACACAAGATGTGTTACAATACGGACACGATAACTTTGTTCGTGAGATTATTCATTTGTGCCACTCTAAAGGTCAATGTTCATATTTGGAAGCAAAAGAACAGTTTACTAGAGGAGTTTTGGAAAGTGATGAATATTATAACACATGGATTATGGTTAGAGTAAGAAAAACTCACATAAAGGAAAAAGATGCTGGACTTTCTACAACCACTAAAAAAAGACAAATTTGATTTTATCACATTTCTAGCCGGAGATGAAGATGGTAAAATTAACATCATGGGATCCGAATATGCAAATCCCGGTGAAGATGTTGGTGGTAATACTTTAGGCAAACTATATCACATTGTTCTGTTTCGTGATAGTCAAGAAAATTCAGAAGAATATGATGATGTTGATAACTTTGAAGCCATTCTTACTTGTCCCCTAGAATACATTTCAGGATTAATACCAAGTGGATTTTATGGCATAGTTGCTAGAAAGACTACCACATCATATAAACTCATGGATAAACTGCTTGCCATGATGAAGAAATAATAGTATAATGTAATTTTGAAACTGTTGAAAGTTTGTTATGATTCTCGTTGATTTAAATCAAGTATTATTGTCTGGCCTCATGGCACAGATATCCAGTCAAAAAGGTGTTAAACTGGATGAAAGTCTGGTTCGCCATATGATTTTGAATATTCTCCGTATGCACATTCGTAATTTTCGTAAAGATTATGGTGATGTTGTATTGTGTTGTGATAATCGTAAATATTGGCGTAAAGAATATTTTCCGTTCTACAAGGCTGGTCGAAAGAAAACTCGTGAAAAATCCAATTTAGACTGGCATTTAATTTTTGATATGCTGGCCAAGTTCAAAGTAGAACTCAAAGAAAACTTCCCATATAAAGTAATTGATGTTGAGGGTGCCGAAGCAGATGATATCATTGGCACATTAACACCAATTCATTCCGCACACGAAAAGATTTTGATTCTTTCTAGTGATGGTGACTTTTTACAATTGCAGAATTATAAAAATGTAAAACAATATAATCCTGCACAAAAGAAATATATTGTATCCGAAAATCCAGTCATGGATTTAAAAGAGAAGATTATTCGTGGTGATAAAGGTGATGGTATTCCTAACATCTTATCACCTGGAGATTGTTTTGTTCGTGACCTAAGACAGAAACCAATCACCAAAGGTACACTTGACAAACTTATACAGGAGAGTTACCTTGAACAGGATGAAACGACCAAGGCCAATTATATTCGTAATGCTACATTAATTGACTTGACTTTCATTCCGATTGAGATTAAAGAAAAAATTATAAATACATATGAAGAAACAAAACC